CCTTCAGGCGCATTATAACAGTTCAAAATATATGTCGCCTGCCCCTTTTCTGTTATAACATCAGGAGTATCAACAGTATTCATTCCTGCAAATAATTTAATGAAATTGATAAATTTATGTCTTGTATATGCCATTATCTGTTATAATCCCATCCTGTTCTTGACCTGCCGGTTGCTAATAAAGCGACTCTAGGATATGTCCTTTTTGATCTTCCTAACCTCTTCGCCTGTTTTCTACGCAATAACCCTAAAGATTTATCGGCCCTTCTTGCCCACATTGCAACAGCTTCCCAATCACCCATTTCAAAAGCTATCATCTCGCACGTTGCATAGACTAATGCTTGATGTTGTGAGGTAGGTAATTCGGGAATGTCCGCGTCACCACTCAACTCTGTAACTTGTTTCTGGTACTCCATCTTCAAGGGGGCGTAGGCTGATATAAACCCTGCATTTGGGACGAACGTGAATAAGACGCGCCATACACCCGATTTCTTGGTTATATGATAACCAAAACTATCTCCTTCATCTATATCCTCATTCTCATCCCATTCCTTTTTATCATAAGCCTCTAAAACTGTCCGTTCATTAGCTGAATTGCGGTAGAATATAGTGACAGGCGTATCTTCATCCCAAGTAGCGGCAATATCTGACATATTTAGATACTGCTGAGAAGCAACTGGGGTTACGTCTGCTTCACGTTGCAACCAATCAAACCCCATCTCTCCGACTAATTCACGCAAAGCATCATTAACCTTGGCTTTTACATAAACAATATGACTGCTCGTTAAATCACCTGTAAATCTCGCGGCTTCTGTATATACATCTGAGAACACCTTGCCTGCCCCTGAATTATCAGATAACAATTCAATTAATTCTAGTATGAAATTTTTCATGTTGACATAACTCCTATTTGTGATACATTCAAGAAAGTAAACGACACCCTTAACCTTGGTGACATAATATGCTTATTAAAAAACACTGTGAACATTGTAGTAAACCTTTTGAACGTAAACTTAAACCGTCTGATATTAAAAAAGGAAGAGGGAAATATTGTTCTCACAAATGTTATGGTGCGAGCAAGATTGGGAAAAAGATTTCTGAAGGCATCTTGCCTTTCATAGGCTTAACCCCATTATTAGCGATAAACAATCTCAATCTCTATCACTTCCCCTGCATCATCAGGTACATAAACGTATAACTGTTTAACGTCTCGCAATGTAAAGAATCCGGCTGATGACGTCATATAAGTCGTTGGAGTTGCTACATAAGCATACCTGAAATGATCTGCGTTTGAAGACTCTCTCAACTTTACTTTTATTTCCTGTATTGGATTGTTTTTATAATCCTCTACATCATATGCCTTATACCAAGTATTGGCAGCTACTACGTCGAAGTTAATTATCCTATTAAGACGTCCCATCCAGTATGTCCTTAATTGCGTTCATTGCAAGACTAAGCCTTGATTTTATTAATTTTATCTCAACTTGTTGCCCTTCCAGCGCATTTGCTAAATCCTCGTTTAACTTAATGCTTTTCTTAATGCTTACCTCAGCATCTTCATGACCTATTTTTGCCGCATTCATTTCGGATGTTTTTGTCTTTAGGTTTAACAGTTCGGTCTTTATTCCGTCCCTTAACCCTTCAGCTTCATCAACCGCCGGCGCAATAGCCTTATCCACGACTTCTTTGATCACACCTTTAAGATTCTTTGTCTCTACCAATAACCCGCTTTTCTCTTTATGTAGGCTTGCTATATCTTTTTCAAGATTAGCTTTTGTTGCCTCCATATTCTTTACTTGAGCAACCTTGGCATCAAGTTTTTTAATCTCTAACTGAAGATTCTTTATATCCATATTATCCCCCGATTTTCTTAACTGTTTTACTTCTTGGTTTCTTTGCTTTTGGTTTTTCATGAACCTTTGTTGGATTATTAGTTACAGCTTCTTCTGGTATTTCAGCCTCTCCCTTATCAAGTAATTCTTGAGCTTCTTCATTTGTTGCAACTTCTACCGCCATTTCAACAGTAAACTCCCACTTCCCAGGCATAAGTCTTTGGTTTGCACTCAAAAGCATCAATGCGTCATACTCTTCAAGTTCAAGCACTTGTCTATTGCTGAAAAAAGATACTTTTGTACCATGTCTTTTATTAACCGTTCTTGGATACCTCGTTCCATTATACCGTACTGATATTTTGTTCATCCTGAAGCTCCTTTTGTCTGTCTATACAACTCACCTCAAATAAGGCAAAGATTGTAATTATTAATATGTCAAACCTCGCAAACCGCAAAACTTCGTGAAACATGGCATACACCACTATCGCGGACATTGAAGATATAAAATATATGTTTTTTCTTCGGAATTTAATGAAATATACTATCAACGCACATATTATAAATAAAAACTGTACCCATCCTAATTCATAACCTAATCTAAAAAATTGGTTATAAGAACTTTCAACCTTGGACTTATCTGAATATATATCCATATCAGAATCGAAAGAACCCAGCCCCCTACCTTCAAATATATTAACCATGCTATCTTTTATTACCGCTTCATAAGATACCTTACGAGCATTAAACTTGCGTATTAACGTATCTCTCTTCACAAACCCCACAAAACTAAGCAGTACAAGCCCTAAAATAAATGTTCTCTTAACTCCGATATACTTTGTCAATAAAATACATAAACTTGCCAATAATGCCAATCTACATGCATACGATCTTATTACAAAAGCAAATATTGTAGCGATTATTGTCATTAACCAGCCTAACCATTTATTCAAAATAAAACATAAAGGCGCGGTCATTATTAAACTAATTGCCAAATGATAATTTCTTGCCATTAACCCTGGCATTGACATATGATAGTTAAAGAAACAATCATTACCGAAACTCGCGAGGTTAAGACTAGTTGGCTTATCGTAAACTAAATATAATCCTGATATTTGACACAACGAAACTAAGGCATTAATAATTCCAATTATAAACAATATCCATATGATTTTCTTTATATCTTTGAGTCCTAAAACAATAGCGTAATATAACAATATTCCGGCCACCGTAGGTATCAAACCCAAAGGATATGCTTTTGCATTAACAAATAATGAACTTAATATAATACACGATAAGACTGCTAGACCCATAGGATTCTTTGTTTCTCGTTTCTGTCCAAAAAACATAACAGAAACAAACAAGATTAACCCGCCAAAGTTTAGTAGCGTGAATTGAAGGCTGTTTTGCAATATCCCAGGTAACCAAATTATAGGAGCAAACAACAGAAATACCTGCAAACAGCGATCAAACTTATCTATAATGTAAGATTGCTGTCGCATCATTTAAAAATAGGTATATTCCGTTATATGCTTTTATCCCAAACTCACCGAGATTTACATGTTTTGAATTAAAGGCTGTTGCTTCCCGTATCTCAACTAAATGTGTGCCTGCTACCAATGACCCTGATGTATCATAAACGCTCGCATACCCGCCATTAACGGTTGCAATTATTTCTATATCATACAAGATTGATGATACTGTCGTTATTGAAGCTGAAGCCGTTTTTCTTCCTGAAGATACTTTCCTTTGTGAATCGTTCGCCATGCAAGGTGATACGATAATAAAAGAAAGAATTAAAACCATTAATAATACTTTTTTCATTTTATTCCCTTATTTATAGGGGGACACACGAATGCATCCCCCTACTTGCTTTTATTGACGATACTCAAGTGCTACTGATCCCGAAGTTACATCCACATAAGCGCCACTATTCATTTTAATGGGTTTATCGAAAGCGTATCTCCTTGAATCGTATTGAGTTGATTCACCGATCTCTACTTTTACCGTAACACCACCAGCTGTTACTGCCGCTGCTGTTGCAGCATCATATATTTTTACAAATGAACTTGCTGCATCTGCAAAAACAGTTACTCCATAAATATAGCAAGGCGCTGCCACAAGAACCGCGTCATTTTGAGCGGAAGCAACGTCAACGTATCCTACTTCGTCTTGGTTCTCTCTGCCATAACGACCGCTATCTTGTGCATTTGCTATACCAACCATTCCTACAACCATAAGTAGGGCTAAAACTAAAGATAAATATTTTCTCATCTTAAAACCCCTTTCTTATACTTGTCCTGGATTAGTTGATTTATTTTCCATGATTAGGTAATTCGGCATATTCCCATCTGAATCTTCAATAGCTTTTACACCATATAAAGTTTCAATTCCTATACCAGTTACAAACCCATAATCATCCGTGTCTTCTACTCTCTTTGGATGTTGTCCCCATGCAAAAGCACAAACCTCAGCACCAAAACCTATGGCTTTAGATACATCATTCTGTGTAATCAATGACCCTTCTGCGTGAGTTACTGCCGCTGTTCCGCCTGCGCCTCTAGTGCATCCTGTGAAACTACGATATGTCACGCCAGTGTATGTAATCTTCTCACTGTCAATCTTTATCGTTCCTGTACTACTGAAAAACGTAGTAAACTGCTTTTGCTGACCAGCACTTGCTGCTGCTGCACTACCAACTAAAATAGTTGTCGCAATAGCTGTCAAGGCTGTTGCTGCACCATCTGTATACAATAAACATTCAGGCCTTAACGGTGAACCTTGTAAACAACCCGCGGCTTTAACACCTTCAAGAGTCCATACAAACAATCCATTCCATTCTACTGGCTCACCAGAGAATATCGGATTATCTTCTGTCCTAGCTCTTGCGTGCTGTACTGCTGCAAGCCATCTATCGTCACCCCTTAGATTATACTCATCAACTTCAGAGATAACAACACCGTATCTTGAAACCATCTGACCATTCTTCTTACTAACTGACAACGGTAAAGCACCTTTACGCTGTAAAGCTAACTTGATCTTGTCAAGTTCTTGCGTTGTAAAGGTATCATCTGCCCCTAATGTAGCTGTACTTGTAGCATTACCTGCATACAAAGTATCTGATGTATTTGAAACTAACTGGCTAAACACTTGCGCATCTAACTCGCGAGCAAGCCAATTTGATAAACGTACTCTTGCTTCTTGGAAGACCTCGAAATTAACCACTTTCTTGACCTTCTTGGTTGTTGCTACCGCTTTTCTTAGCCAATCAACTGTTACATTGAACTGACCAGTATTCAACTTATCTTCCGCACCTCTTAAAGAAGTTTCACCAGTTACTCCCGGGCCATACAGTTCTGACATAACCTGTATATGTATAACATCACCGGCTTGGTTAACGAAATCTTCTTTTTCAATAATAGGTTTCTCTGAACCCTGTCCACCCTTCATATTACCCCAAAAAGACTTCCTTGAGGCATCATAACGCATCCTCTTTTCCCATATTTCAGGGATGTTGTAGTCAAGATCGGAATCTGAATCGCTATTCATTGCAACCATAGATGTTACAGTCTCACCACTATTCCCACTCAATAACAACGAAAGAGAATACATCCATCTCTTTAAATATTCCATACTATTTCCTCTCTATTTTCGAGAAGATTCGATTCGTTCATGCTCTTTACGTTCAAGATCATCTAACTGCTCGCCCGTAAGAGACTCTAAAGGCACCATCTTCTTGCCTTCTTTCCCTCCATCTCCTCGCCCTACTATGAACTTACTTTTTGATTTAACCTTCTTAGCTGGTTGTTTAGTCCCAAGTAGTTCAGATGCTCTTTTCACGGCATAATATCCTTTTTGTGGATTGTTCTTATAAGTTGTCTTAAACTCTGAATCGTTCTTTAGAAGATCCAAAGCCCTTTTCCTTAACTCTCCATCCTTCTGTAAGAACTCGGGATAATCTCTAAGGATCGCGTTTTCAGACTGTAAAGCCTGTATTGCATGAGTAAACATTGCTACATCACTTTGCCGTTGCTGTGATATAAAATCATGTCCCTTATTGATCTTCTCAACTAACGGCCATGACGCATCATCTACATCATCCTTCGTAAACCTGAAATCACTATCTGAACTCTTTGTTTTAGGTTCTGATTTTTCAAGAACTTTTTGACTAACATGAAAATCCCCATTTTCGTCTTCCTCAAGAATGCCAAGCTCAACTAACCTTTCGGCTTTTTTAGCTTTTTCATTAACCTGATCAAAACGGTAACGCGGGATAAACTTCGAGCGATCTTTACCGTCAATATTACCGTCGTCGACGTCGACGTCTTCGTCCTCAGCTTCCACATCACCTTCTTCTTCTTGCTCATCATCACCCGAACTATCAGGATCAGCTTCCGGCACTTCTACTTCAACCACAGTGTTATCGCCATTCTGCATACCTAATAATTCAACTAAATTTAACCACCAGTTTACTATTTTACTCATCTTTATCCTCCAGTTTATTTACCGAGAGCCTGCCTCTCGAGGGTTTTGTCCTTAATGGCATCTCGAATCTCCGTTAGATTCTCTGCCTGCCATTCTAAATCTTTTGGTTTCTTCAACATCCTATCTATTTGATTAATACGCGCTATCAACCTTATACGGAACTCGTTTCCCGCTAACCCTTCTCCATGTCCCGTCATCATTAACAACGTTCTATTTAATCCTTTTTTATCATCCTCCATAATTTCACAAAATCGCATATAATCAGGGTTCTTTGACAATCTGTTCATTGCCTCTGCATCTTTAAGGATTTTCTGCCTCTTAATAATTCCTTTAACGCGTTCTTCTTCACTTAACATATTTTTACGTTTGAACATTACTTACCTCTTCTTTTCTTCGCCTGGTCTTTTACACCCTTAAATGCTTCATCAGGATTCTTTCCGCTCATCTCTATATCTGCCAGTACCTTCTTAGCGGCTTCTCCCTCTGGTGTGCCTTTCTTATGCTTTGCAGTAGCTTTTAATTTATCATACTGTTCTTTCTTCTGTATGATCTCCTGTACTTTTGCCTGTTGTTTAGCTAACTGTTGCTGTAATTCTTCGTAATCAGGTAAGTTTACGCCTTTAAGTTCATACGCATCAACCAAGTTCTGCGTGACTTCTTTGAAATTATTAGCTGTTTCAGGTGTCAATTCAGGTGAAAAGAATATATTGTCTCTTAATATCGCATACTCTTCTTTTGCATCTTCCCTGCGCCTAAACTGGTTATTATCAACACTCGTACCTCTAGGGATAAAGTTCCACTTGAAATCTAATGTTTTCCGGCCGATCTTCCTATAAGGATTGTTCTCATCCTCAGTTACATGAAATACCTTATCTTCTCTGCCGAACTCTCTCAGCATCTTCGCATGCATTAATATATTACCTTCAAAGAACTTCTTATTTGTCATATTCAGCAACTTTATCATGGTATCAAACGAGAAGTTGCCTTCCCCTATAATCGCCATGATTCCACGCGCGGTCTTATTTGAAGATATATTACTCTCTGACCCTAAATTATAATCCGTTACTCCAAACAACCTCTGAAGTAATCCCATTACAAACTCAATTATCCATTGACTCGTAAACTCAGTTGTATTGCCCATATCAAGCCGGCCTAACCTTGCTTGATCGTTTACTCCCCAAAACTCTTGTGGCCCAAACGCATGTATCTCAGGATCAAACCCACTCTCTTCATCATAAATAAACGGCGGATGGGAATTGATCGTATCTCGGTTAACCATATTATTAAGTAAACTGTCAATAAGATCGCGTATCCCTCTTGAAAACTCTGGTATACCCATCCCTCTCGCGCTATGTGATTTAGGCATTATCTGCCAATGATAAAACTGTCTCTTACCTTTATACGGATTGTTTATCCATCCAAGTAATTCGCCACTCTCTCGCGCATATAAAGCTATAATTTCCATTAATTTCGTACGACTGCCATCTTCATTTAAAGGTAAATCTACCTTACCCCAAACCTCAATCAAATCTATCTTTGGTACTGTTGATACCTGTTTCCCCTTTGTTCCTTCAGAATTAGGTTTAATTCGGTCTATTGCCTCTTTATCATACCCCCCATCTTTTACAGGCCCTTCCCTCTTCTTTAGCCAATGCCAGTTCTTACGGAGTTTATGTCCTAAAAAGGCTAACTCGTTATAATCGTAATTATCAGCCCCTTCAGGTAATATCAAATCTTTCGGACTTACTGGTATCAACTTTGTCCCGAAATATATCTGATCTGTCTTTGTTACTGTAATCTCTTTAACTTCCGGCACTATCCCCGTAGCTAAATCAGGTTGAGGTTGGAAATCTTCATTTACCTCTATCGGATAACCATTTGACCACTCTTCATCAAACTCATTTTTTGTACTTGGATCAGGAAACGGCTCTCCTGACTCAGGGTTGATTAACGTAAAATAAGTTTCATCCCAGTCATACTCTTCATCAGCTTCGATTAACTTGCCTATCCCATCCCCAGCTAAACATGTATCCATTAATATATCGTAATATTGCCTTTCAAACTGCATCTCATCTTCAAGCGTATACTCATTATATTCCTGTACTACCTTAGCGTCGTCTTTATCCGAAAACCCTCTTCCAGTAATATTACATATTGGCTTGGTAAATATTGTTTTAACAAACCTGGCTATAATGGCACGCACTGTTATGGCTTCAATCGGCACCCCTACATCACTAGCCCACTTCCATGGCTCTAACTTAGGGAACTTGTCCTGATCTTCACCATAAGTCATACCTTGTACTGACCTGGCAGCTTCAAACCGCCTCTCCCATGCCGTTACCTTCTTGGCATAGTTATCATGGCCATCATCAGATATTAATACTTCTCTCTCAATGAAATCTTTTATTGCATCATCTTGTTTTTTTCTTAACGTCATATTTTCCCTCCCAACAAAAAAGGAACAACCCCCTGTACAGGATTGTCCCTCTATAAATTGTTGGAATCTCTCAAGAGCTACTCAAGAGATTTTGTTAATAAATTAGCGGTAGGCGCAAATGGATAAGATTTCTTAAACGCCCTAACACTTTGTGCGAGTGTACCCTTAGTCATTCTTATTACTCCACCGCACTCCTACCTGTTTTTAATTACTTAAAAATATCCTGAATCATGCTTCTCTACTGGCATTTGTTTATGTTCATCTTTTGAACGTTCCGGCTGCTTATAATCCTTAGGCATATTATGATCTCGCTTCTTGCCTATCTCTTTCAGGTCTTCAGATGTTGTTGCTTCTATTGATATTCTGCCCATTAAAAGTACCCCGAGTCATGTTTATGTAACGCTCCCCTTGTTTCTCCGCCAAACTCCGTATGCTTCTCCGCCATTGGCTTTGATGCTGACGTTGCTATCGCATTCGGGCCTTTCTCTCTCATTGAATCCATCTTCTTATTTGTGACACCCATTCCTTTTTTCTTCATCATTCCCTCCTGTTCTAGTCAATGAAATACCC